AAAAAGACGCAAGGCAAGATTGCTGAGGAGCTTGGCATAACGCGCAGCGCGGTTGGCCAGATCCATGATCGGTCGATGCGGCGGCTTCGTTTGATGCTCACCGAGAAACGCTGATGTTTCAAGATGCGCGATGTGACCTGTCGCTTGTTGAATGAGTCGCGTGTAGTAGGCATTTTGCTTGATCAGCGAGGCACATAGTGATCGCACATCTTTATCGTCTGGATGCATCAATGCGCTACGTGATTGCGCCTCGATGTGCAGTTCTTCTTCAATGGTCCATTTGACCATCATCCAGTCACCCCATGTCATGGTGTCATATCTTCAGTCCATGCTTCAATCTTAGATTGCCGTTCATCCGTCCATGATGACTGCAGCTTGAACCATTGCCGCCAGTGTTCACTGCCTTTGCTACGGTTGCATTCGCGGCAGGCTGGCACCAGATTATTCACGACGGTGTTGCCACCTTTGTGGCGTGGCTTGACGTGATCTAGCGTGTCGGCAGCGGCATCGCAATAGGCACAACAATGCTGCCATGCCTCAAAGATTTGCTGCCTGAATCGTTGCTTTGCGGAGCGCTTGGGAACGAGAGATGTGCCATCAATCTGATGATCCACGCAACTCCGGGATGGGTAGGACGTTGACCGAGAGGCCAAGGATGTGATCGTTGGATGGTGCCAACTCTGTCAGTCGAGACACGAAGTTATCGCTTACGGTTTCGGGGTCATCGTCTTCGCTTTCGACGACGATGGTGTACTCGATCTCTAGGACGTACTGCCTCACGCAGGGCTTACCAGCATCGCCCAGCCAGTACCGGGGCCATCTACTTCCCAGCGGCGCAGCCAATTCTTGCGGCTGTAGGCAATGCCTGCGCCTTTGGTGTGGTTGACGTAGCCACCGTTCACCATGTCGGCCTCGCCGTTCGGATCGTTGTGGATGTAAGCGCCGCTGGTAGCGCCGATGATTACGGACCAGTGGCCGCCGCCAGTAGGTGCGCCGACAGGCCCCTTGTGCAGCCAGCCGACCATCACGGGGCGTCCTGCCTGCAGTTCGGTGTCAATTACGGCAGAGTTGCAGTTCGTGCGCAGTCGTGCATTGAGACCCAGGGACTGCAGCGCCTTGATCTGCGCTTGCGCGTCGGTGGTGTCGCCGTACTTGACGCGGATCTTGTTGTAGGCGTCATCGCCGCTCACCTTGCCGTAGAAGCGGGCCACCATGGCAGCGCTGCTGCTGAAGCATTCGCGGTAGCCGGTGCCGCTGGCGTTGTCGTTCTGCGCCTCGTAAGGGACGCGCAACAAAATGCCCTGCTGTTGCAGTTGCGGGATACCCTTCTGCCAGAGTGCGCCTTCGGCCTTACGTCGGCGCAGCAGGCCAGCCTCAACGGCACTGCCAGGGTTGCGGTAGAGCAGCATGGCTGCTGGCACCGATGGCCAATCCTTATCGCGCAGCGCAGTGCTGATGGTTTCAAACCCAGCGCTGCCGTAGAACCCAGCGCCGAGGTTGTAGGCAAAGCTGATCAATGCGCAGCGCTGCGGATCGGCCATGCTTGCCCAGTGCGGGATCGCGCGCAGGCGGTCTGCGATGCGGTCCACTTCCAAGCGGAGCAGCATGTCAGCTTCGATGACGTTGATCTTGTCGCCGCGCTGTACGGCGCTGCCATCCGGGAATCGCGTGGTGCCGTAACCGATCGTCCACGGATCGCCGCCGCTAAGCGGATCGGGATAGGCGCTCAGGTGACAGCCTTCAAACTCCTTGATGATCTGGATCGCATCGGCCAGATCGGTCTGCACACCGGCTGTACTCCATGTCTTGAACCATGGCTGATCGCGGCTCAGAAGGCGCGGACCGATTGCAGCTTCCAGTTCGCTGATCGCCGCCAGCTGATGCGGCAACCCTTTGAAATAACGGAATAGGTCAATCAGCCGCAGTGGTTGCGTCATGGCCGTTGCAGGTGCTGCGGTGCTGGTTGCCGGTAGCTAAATGCGCTCTTGATCTCGGACCAAATGACAGGACTGAGCATGGCAGCAACGACGGCAAGGATCACCACCTGCGCCATGCGCGTCTCCAGTCGGCCAACGCGGACGCCCAATCCGCTCCGCTCAGTCTTGTCGGAGATGGCGGCATCAAGCAGCTGTTTGAGCTGGCCTTCCAGCACGCCGATGGCGCGGAGGATCTCGCCGTGCGTTGGCTCAGTCACCGCTTGCGGGATGCAATGCCACGCAATGCGCCGAGGATCAGCTGAGTCCAGCTGTTAGCGCGAACGCCTGGCACGATTGCCAGCAGTTCAGATCCAGCCAGCAATGCCACGGCGATGCTGGTGATGTCTTCCGGTGTGGGCGCCATGACTGCAACAAATCGCTTCCCTAGGTTAGCTACTTGGCGCCCTGACGCTGATCAGGCTGATGGAGACATTGATGTAGCCAGCAGACAGGTGGTCTTCCTGCGGCTGCGTGGCATAACGCCATAGCGTGGTCGCTGGCACAAGGTCGGTGAAAGAAGTATGGCCTGCCCAGGCTTCTGTACTTAGCGGAAATGACAGATAGCCACCTTGCTGCGCGCGGTAGTGATCACGCAGCAGCTTGGCCTGCGCTTCTGTCAATGCCGTAAAGCCAAGCGCAAGGGTATGGCTGAATGAAGTGGTGCCATGCCTAAATCGCACGGCGCCACCAACAAAGCCAGATTCCTCAGAGACTGGGTAAGTCCCAAAGGAATACGAGCGTGTCTTGGGTTCAAGCGCCGGGAATGTAGCCATCAGTTCTGCAGCGTGATGACGCTGGCGCCCACCGTAAATGTGCCGGATGCTGAGGCAACATCACTGCCGAAATCGTTGTAGGCCACCAAGTTATCGTTAGATGCAGTACCTGTGGACTTGTAGATCACGGCACCTCTGGCGGTGATGGTGCTACTCGCCCAGCTCACAGCAGCAAAGCTGAGGGTGACGCGATCGTTGGTGGTGTCCTTGGTGACGGTGCAGGCGCTGGTTACGCCACCGGCGGTATAACCTGTGCCACTGACTTCGTTGGTGACGTCATTGCGTTTGTCGTGCGTGTCCTTGTCGGGCGTGTAGCTGCTAGTGACCAGCATCACCTTGAAGGTGTCAGTGTCGAAGTCGATGGCACCACGGGCCATGTCATCAACGGCTGAGTTGTAGATCAGGCTGGCCATAGTTAATGCTCAGGTGGTTTCATTCTGCCGAGGTGGCAGGCGGCTGCGGCCATGTGATGTCGAACGGGTTAGCGACATCAGCCAGGTCGCGCAGCGCTTGGCGGTAGGTGGCCCATGCGTCACGATCGGCGCCGAGGTCGTAGTCGGCAATCTGCGTCCAGTCGCTGGCCTTGAGCAGCTCAATACGCTGATTGCGGACCTTGGCGTGCTGCGTTTGCAGCTCGTTGAAGCTGTAGGGACGCACGATGTACTCAAGCGCCTCGCCGTCCCAGTCGATTGTCTCCAGCTTCGGGTTGCAATCGGGGCGCTGGTGGGGGCCGCTGTACCCGGCACGCTCCAGCTCGTCAGGCGTGAAGGTGCTGCTGTCGGTGCGGGTGCTGCCGTCCGCAAAGCGGATCCGGTGCGGCAGTGGTGCTGGAGCGGTGGCGTTGTGGGAGTAGAGCATCAGCCGTTCGGGAATGCTGCAGTAGCTGGCGTGAAGTTGGCGGCGTAGCGGGCGACGGTGGTGATGCGGGTTTCGTCGATGTAGCCATTAAGTTCGGCAATGCCGCCGAATCCCTTAGCGATCTTAAATGGTGTGTTGGAATGATTGTGTGTTCCCGTGTAGGAACCATCTAAAGTCCCGTCAATGAATAGCTTGTAATCATTGCTTGCACGCACGACAGCGACGTGACTCCAAGTATCGACAGACAAGGCCCCCACGGAAGAAAACCGCGAACTGTTGTCTGCGTAGAAATACACTCTCCCATTAGCTGAATTGACAGCTAAACAATAACTTCCGGTAGAATCGCTGTCGCCTTGATTAAAGATGGCGCAATCGGTAATCGAAGCCAGCCGCACCCAGCATTCCATCGTAAAATCAGATGTTCCAAGGGTCAGGCCAGCTACATCTAGATAATCACCACTACCATCAAACAATCCACTAGCCCCACCGAACTTGCTTTGCGCTGTGCTGATCTGTGAGTTGCCATTAACCGTTATCGTCTTTGGCGTGCTACTTGAGTCAGTGAACGTCGTGCTGCCGTTGCTGCCATCCATGTGGAGCAGCAGTGACACGTCGTTCCAGTACGGATCACCTGTCGTTGGCCAGATGGCTGCGCGTCTGGCCACGCTCTGCTCATTCTGAAACCACAGCCCAGTCGCTGCGCTAATTGTCGGCGTGCGCCTGACACCCATCAAACCGCCGTTGAAGCCGAGCATCAGCTGATGTCCTCGTAGCTGATGACCAGTTCCAGGTCGCTGGCAGCGCTGGCCTGTGCGCGGAGGCTGTGGCCTTCCTCCAGGTAGATGTATGCCTCGCGGGTTACCAGCACCTGCGTGGCATCAGGTGGCACCGTGATCGTCTTGCCGATGGCGAAGCCGGTGGTGCCGTTGTAATGCTCCAGGCTGATGTCCGCTGCGTTGGTGCCGTCCACGTTGGCGCAGTACACCGAGTTCACTTTCAGCACCTTGCCGCTGCTGCCAGCGTTGCTCAGCGCTGCAGCCATCGAGGTGGTGACGGCATAGCCAACCGTCTTGCCGGTGACGGTTGTGACGGAGCTGCCTGATTTGATGTTTGGTGCAGCCA